TTCCTCCACGTTGGTTACGTGTGTTGGTTTGGTGTCGAACGTGGCAAGCACAATCTCAACACCTGTATCGGTACGCTGAGTTGGTGTTAATGGCCATACGCTGTTGTTTTTTACTACTTCTGGATCAGCACCTACTTCGGCAAGATTGATTTTGTTTGCCGATACCATGTGGTCCATTGACGTAAGTTCCTTCAACCACGAAAATTCAGGGTAGAACAACGCCAAGATGATGTTTGCGAAAATTTGTTTTAACATGATTTTTTGTTTTTTAAGGGTTTATAATACTGTTTAAAGAGTCTTTTGCAGACGTTCGAATTCACTTGGATTTTCTGCTTTCATGCGGGCAAGACCTTCAGGGTCTTCCTTCATCCATTGAAGATAGTTCCAATTGTCGCGTCCGGAAGTGTTTTGCTTTCCAGAATTTTGCAAACTTGCCAACGACAATGTTTGTTTTGGCTTGCGACCGTCAACAATTGATTTAACTGTCTCGAAGTCGTTTACTGCCAATTTTGCGAAACCTTCTTTCTCATCGGCCGACATTTTACCTGACGCAATAGCTGCGGTCAAGAATGAATCAACTTCGTTTCTCTTCGATTCTGCAACTTGTGCCTCAAGTTCAGAAACACGAGCTTGCAATTCTGCGATTTTTGCGTCTTTTTCGGCAATAGTCGCTTCTAATTCCAGATTTTTTTCATCTTTCATGTTATTAGTATTTATTGATTTATAACTTAAGCACATTTGTTTTACATCGTCAGCCGACAATCGTTTACGATTTTTATCGTATAGAACAATAGCGTTTGCATCGGATGGTATAGCGCATATCGAAGCTTCCATAAGTTCACTTTTAGAAGCGACCAATATGCCGTTTTCGTCTTCATACATATCGGATATGCTCATACCTATCGAACAGCCTTTGAGGAAACCTCTCTTTACTTTCCCGGCTATTTTCTTTCCGTCTTCGTCTTCCTCATCGAACACGGCTTCAGCAGTAAGTTTTCCGTCTTCAATCTTTATATCGTCCCAACGGCCTATAACTTTTTCGCTATCGTGTGAGTACAACATTACAGGGTTAGCCATGAATCTGCCAAGATTTAAACCGTTCAAATCAGTACGGAACCCATAGCTGTTCACGTTGGTGCTGTCGCTAAGTACGAATCGTGTCATATTATTTCTTGTTTATTTGGTCTGTGATATAGAGATCTTGATAGTAGTCGAACTGCTGCAATAGTTCAGGAGTGATTGATTTGTCCCATTCCATACGGTTTCGCAACCATTTGTTTAATGCCTGGAACACTTCTATCGCATCAACAACAGTTGTTTGTTTGTCGATTTTCTGGATTGTTGCAGAAAGTTTAACGATTTGGTCTATAACCTTGCCGGTATTTGCAAGATCAATGTCGGAGGAATTTAGTTTTTCCAAAAGTTTGTTGGCATATATAAGCGTTTTGTTCACAATTTCGGACCTAGTAATTCCAGCTCCTGCTTTTCGTTCACTCCAACATTCTTTTTCCGCCCAATTGCCAACAGTCTTTTCGCTTACTTTAAGACTCAAGGCTATTTCTTTTTGCGTTTTACCTTGCATAAATAAGGTAAATGCAATTTTCTGTTTTTCGTTCATTTCTTGCTTTGTTGCCATTTCGTTTTTATTTCGACATAGCAAAAATTCAACAGAAAAAACACCTTTGGAAAAATCACTATCAATTTGAACGACATTTTTTTATAGCCGTGCCAAAAGCGGGAATTTTGGACTTGTAAAAACGGCTATAAAATGGCAAATCCATACAAAACTGAAATATATAAAGAGTGGCGAAGACAGCACGAAGCAACGCAAAGTGGCGAAATCTTTAAGAAAAAAGAAGACGACTCTTCAAAGCACAAAAGAATAGAGCGTGCCAGGAAAGACTATAGTTTTTTCGTAAAGACATATTTCCCAGACATAGCACGATGTGATTGCGGGAAATTCCAAACAGATGCAGCCAACTATATATTGAACAATCCAAATACACGTGCCGTGTTTGAGTGGGCTCGCGGTCATGCTAAATCTACACACTTTGGCGTGTTTGTTCCCCTGTGGCTCAAAATCCAGAAAGAAAAGCAGTTCCATACACTTGTATTGGTAAGCAAAAGTGAAGATTCTGCCGACAGATTGTTGGCTGATCTGCAAGCACAACTCGAATTCAACGAGTTATACAAAAATGATTTTGGCGACCAAATGAAAGACGGCAACTGGGCTGAAGGTGAATTTACAACATCCGACGGATGCTACTTTGTTTCGCTTGGTCGCGGTCAATCGCCACGTGGAATCAAGTCGAACGGTCGAAGACCAGACTACATAATCATAGACGATATTGACGACGACGAAATGGTTCGCAATGATCAGCGTGTGAATAAGGCAACCGAATGGGTGCTTTCCGCTTTGTTCGGTACTATGGAAGCTGGTCGTGGTCGTTTTATTATGGTTGGGAACAAGATAGCAAAAACATCAATTCTATCGAAGATTATCGAAAGACCAGGCGTGCATCACACCAAGGTAAACATTCTCGACAAAAACGGAAATCCAACTTGGAAAGAGAACTACACTTCAGCAGAAGTCGCCGAAATGCGTGCCATGATGGGCGAACGCAACTTTCAGAAAGAGTACATGAACAATCCTTTGACCGAAGGTGCTATATTCCAACAAAAGCATATCCGCTATGGCAAGATGCTGCCACTAAAAGAATACCGACAACTTATTTGCTACACCGACCCATCGTTCAAAAACTCGGCAACTGCCGACTACAAGGCAACAATGTTGGTAGGAAAAACACCAGACGGACATTTTCATTTACTCAAAGCATTTGCCGCCCAAACAAGCGTGAGCCAAATGGTGAACTGGCATTACGAAGTAATGGATTTTGTTGACGGCAAGGTTCCAGTTATGTACTACATGGAATCAAACTTTATGCAGGACTTGATGCTTGATGAGTTCAAAAAAGTTGGCGAGTCGGTTGGTCTGCACGTCCCAATTCGTGGAGACTCACGCAAAAAGCCCGACAAATTTGCTCGTATCGAGGCAATGCAGCCATTGTTTGAACGTGGTCTTGTGGTGTTCAACGAAAAAGAGAAGAATACACCGGGAATGCAGGTTCTCGAAGAGCAGCTACTGATGTTCGAGCGTGGAAGCCGTTCGCACGACGATGCTCCCGATGCACTCGAATCCGCAATATGGATGTTGAGCCAACGAACCAGAACAAGCGATGCAAAATATGTATCGATTAAACGTGTGTCACGAAGATTTTAACCAGTAGAGATGCGATTAAGCATGTCTCTACGCAAAATATAAAACTATGTTTATATCAGCAGATGAAATGAAATCGGTTCTCTACGAGTACCAGATTGAAGAAATTACCGAAGAGAACGACGATATTGTTACCGAAGGAATAGAAGCTGCTATTTCGGAGGTTAAAAGCTATTTCCATGCAGCGAACAACCGCAGAGAAATGGCAGGGCTCAATTCACAACAATACAACGCATGGAAGCTTTACGACGTCGATGCTATTTTCAATGCAACAGGCAACGCACGCAACAAGTTTGTTATGAGGATTGTTCAGCGTGTAGCTGCTTGGAACATCTGCGAACTTGCAAATCCCGATGTAATCTACGAACGAGTGAAGACGCACTACGACAATGCAATTACTACGCTCGAAAAAATAGCCGGAATGGGCGAATATGCCAACAGTCAAATGGTGCTTACCGACTTGCCGTCGCCAACACCTGTAACGCCAACCGAAGGCACAACCGAAAAGAAACCGTTCCGTATGATTTCACGACCTAAGTTTCAACACGAATAAACTCTACTATCATGGCAAAGAAGAAAACTATAACTCCAACTTTATCGAACAGAGTAGTCAAAAAAAGCGTCTATCAGACACGGAAAGACATAGCCGACTGGAATTACGCACAACGAATGGCATTGCGTGCGGAACAACCTAAGTCATACTTGTTGCAGGACATTTACACAGAAATAAGCAACGACGCACTGCTAACGTCGCAAATTAACAACCGACACGAATCAACCATAGCACGTCCGTTTGAACTGGTTGACAATAACGGCAATGTTCTTGACGATTTGACAACTCAACTTCGTGCAATTCCTATACTTCAGGACTTGATTAAGGCAATTCTCGACAGTGAATTGTTCGGTTATTCGTTGGTGGAACTCTCATCCGTGAACGACGTGGCGCAAATGGTCGTAATCAACCGAAGAAACATCGACCATGTGAACGGATTATTCTACCCGGACACAAGTTTCGACAACGCCATACCATATCGCGAACTCAATGAATATAGCAAATATATTCTCGAATTCAATAGTGGAAACTTAGGTTTGCTAAACAAGACTGTTGCACACGTATTGTTCAAGAAGTTTGCCCAAAGCTGTTGGAGCGAATTGTGCGAAATCTATGGCATTCCGCCACGCTATGTTAAAACAAACACGCAAGACGAAGCAATGCTTTCGCGTGCCGAAGAAATGCTTCGTGATATGGGAGCAGCTGCCGCATTCGTGATTGACACTACCGAAGAATTCCAGTTTGCACAAGGCGTAAGCACAAACGGCGATGTGTATGCCAATCTGATTCGCCTGTGCAACAACGAAATGTCGTTGCTTATAAGCGGCGCAATCATGGGACAGGACACGGAAAACGGCAACTATTCTAAGGAACAAGCAGCTATTTCAATCCTGGACAAACTAATTGCTTCCGATCAGCGAATGGTCGAAGTGTATTTCAACTCGGTTGTGTTGCCGGCATTCCGCAAACTTGAATGGTTGCCTGCAACTGAATGCACATTCCGATTCTCTAATGTGGAAGACAGCGAAAAACTGTGGGCCATGGTAAAAGACATTCTTCCATACAAAGAGGTTGACAGCAAATGGATGGAAGAAAAGTTCGGCATTCCTGTAAGCGACCGACAATATGGTAGCGCACTCGAAGCACGAATTGGTGCAACTTTGGCAGAACGCGAGAAAGGTTTTTTCGACTAAAGGCACATCCCGAAGGATGCACCTGCGGTTGTGCCGAAAAACAAATCATTAAACTTTCCGCTATCAGTACCGACGATAGTTTGGAAGACTTGTATGCAAAATACTCAAAAGACTTTCGTAATGTTGTTGACAGAGTATTTGGCGAAGAATATCCCGAACTTTCCGACCAATTGCGTGCCAATGTGAGCCGATTTTCTGCATACAAATCAAACTACGTTAAAACAGCGTTTGAAGAGAATTCAAAAGCCTTTTCGGGCGATGATCTTAAAGCAGTGAACGAAGCAACCAAAAATCAATTTCGTGCCTGGACCGAAACGGAACTTGCAACAGCTTCGGCACGTGCCAGGACTGCAAAACAATTCAGTGAGTTCAACGAACCCGACAGAAAAGAACTGTTCCCTTGCCTGAAATGGCTGCCAAGCCGTGCGGCAAATCCACGACAGTCGCACATGAGGTTTTATAACCGCGTTTGGCGAAAAGACGACCCGTTTTGGAACAACAACGCACCGGGAACAGAATGGAACTGTGCTTGCGACGTTGAAGAGTGCGACGACCATCCAACCGACAATTCCGACGTAAAACAGCCAATAGTTCCACAAGGTTTGGAAGGCAATCCTGCCAGTACAGGCGAAGTGTTTACTGATAAAGCGAGCTATATTGCTAAGGCAAGTGAAGAAACACATAAATCAGTAAAAGTTTCACAACGTGATTACATACGAAGACAAACCGAAA